TTTTTTTTTTTTTTTTTGTAACAGAGCTTGCTTTACTCTTACTTAACTAATACTTAAGTGACGTGCAGTAGACCTTCCTCTGCAGTAACATGGGTTTCACATGCGTCACTGGCACCAAGCAAAAGGGCCGTGCCTAGCCCATAATTCAATCCCTAACTAAAAAGAACAAGAAACCTACTATACAAAAGCGTGGGGTATCCACCCATTGTTCTTCTCGCAAGGGAAACCAACCTGAAAATTTTCTCCTCCAGATTTATACAAATTGACCTTCACTGTGGCCGGAAATCCTGGAGGAGCAACCAAAGGGTTCAACACCCATATGGATAAAACTCCCACAGCATAATCAAAAAGGTTTGTAGTATACACATTTGGAACCTTCAGTTTTGGTAATTCCGACTTGTATGGAACTTCGATGCAGAAGTCCCGCATGTCTTCGCTCAGATCAATTATAAAGCCATACTGAGCTCTGGCTTGGGCTATTGTAGTGGGATCGTATCCGTAGGTCAATGCCACCCACAATCTTCCTGTGTGAAATCCGCTAGTGACTAGTTGGATCCTGTACTTCATGTTGCCTGCCCAATAGAGACAGTTCCTACTCACAAAATCCACCGGAGTGATACGTGCTGTAAATCCCACATTATTCCCTATGGTTCTTGCCATAGGGCAGACCATAACTTTCATCAAGGTAGAATCCTGTGCTGATGTCAAAGACCAGTCTACCTGACTCTCCAATCCTGGCCGGGCTGCCAAGGACGCTATGGACATTTCATCTTCCGTCGTGGCGAACAGATTAAAATCCGCCGTAGCCTGAATCTGAGGGTTCAAGCTCATAATATGCACAGGAACAAGACCTGCATCGTTCACCAAGGGCATATCTCTGTTGATGTTCTGCACCATCCCATCGGGAACTGATGGTTTGTCCATCAGAGCGCCCTCTGCCTTAAGGTCAAACTGATCTCCAGTTATATTTGTTGGTATAGTAGATCCCACAACTTTCCGATACTTATTATACACAGTAATAGTGTTACCCTGTGCTTCTCCTTCTCGGAAAGTACCAGTAGCCACATTCACACCCGCCATTTTCCGCATTCTGGCTTGAGGGGCGTCAATTATTGTGGCAACAGTTGAGGTCAAATCCGGAGTAGACGCGCTCATACTCCCACTAGACGGGCTCGTACTTGGAATTCCTGGGGTTTTTGTGGTAAGCGCATAGGTCACATGCTGCAGCCCGTATTGTGCTGACAACTCCGCCCCATCACGAAGGGCTGCTACTGTAGGCTTTCCCTTACTTCTCTCCTTTTTCTTAGGCAGCTGAAAACGCTGGGTAGGAGTCGGGCCTCCCGGATACTCAAACTCAGCATTTTTCAAGGCAGAACTAGGCAATATACCATTTCCGGCATAAGCAGTTGTCGTCGTTCCCTGCTGATACCCATTCAATATGAAGGGCGGGATTCCGGCATACGTTCCCATTCTGAAGTCGTCTCCAACGGCTGCACTGACCGTTAATACCTCATAGTCTGAGTAGTATCTCGAAAGCGAGCCGACAAATATCGTGCCCCTGCGAGATGTATACGACGTGGGCAAAGTCTGGCGTATTGTCGTGAGACAGCTGCTCAGGGCGTTGTATGGGATTTCAACCACCGTTGTACTTCCGAAAGCGTGCCAGGAATACAATCCATCATTGGACAACTGAGCCATGCTCGTCATACCTGGTGCTTGTGCCAGATCCAACTGCGAATTTCCCAACATGCGCGTAATTGTTGCATACAATTGCAGTTCCGCAGGAGACATGGAACTGTTTGGAAGGTTCCCCAAGCCATACCCACTAGTATAAGTCATATCCACAGTGGGAAGGTATAAGACTTGAATTGGCAAGCCATAGTTCCGGGTGATATGGTACCTTAGGGACCCGCGGTAGTAAGTAAACACCTGTCCACACATCGCTGGTATTCCCATGCCATAAAGAGGATTTATGGCAGCTTCCGCATCAAAGTAAACCCCGTTTATAACACTGAGTGGGTTTAGGGGATCTCCTCCCGTGCCCGGAGGCGTATATGCAAACAACTTCCTAAACCTCTTACATTGATCGCGCATGGAATAAACACGATCGTGCATGTCGAAATCCGATGCCAACGCGCCTAATACTGGAGCTGCCGGCAGTTTTTCCAACGGTGGAGGTTGACTGCCATCACTTACCACCTCCATCTGCGCTTCTCCCTCACGCAAAGAAGGTGGTCCTATGCCAATGTTGGGCACCAAAAATTCCACATTCTCGAAATGCACGGAGAAAGTCAAAGGCAGACTGGTGGAGGCACCTGTCGGATAGGCGAGCGCAGTCAACGGCTGCACAATTATCTGAGCTATGGGATCAAACCTGTTGCAACTCTTGTACGGGTTGATGGCGCGATAAGGCATTCGCACTTCAACAGTAGTGGACTTGCTAGCATCTAGAAAGGAAGTTTGCAAGGTCGCCCCCGTAAAGGAGTTCGCAGCCGCAAGTGAAACCAGAGATTGGTTTGTATGGTAAGGGATAACGTTAACCATCAACATTCCCTGATGAAACTTTGTTCCATTCAGCGCTATTTTCACCACAACATCTCCACGCCAAAAAGTGGAACTCCTAAAAGCCATATCTATGTTGCTTTTGACTGGAGATGTGTAAGCCGTCACGAAATCATTAGGCACTTTCAATGTGCACAGCGGAAAGGAAGGAGTTTGAGTGCTGAAGAATAGAGTTTGAAACACATACTCTTTTTCCGTGAGCTTAGCTAAAGACCAGCTAGTCTCACCTATATGAGAACTGAATGCTTGTGGAGATATCATAGAAACTGGTTTTGACACTGGAGGTCGCTGCGCATGAAACGTAGTGACTCCTTCATCCATCACTACTGATGGCATTTTTAGTGGTTCGGGAATGGATTCACTCTGAGCTTCTCCTTCTCGGTATGCCTCAAGTGTTTCCACCGCCAAGCCATACAATTCGTGTTTAAACGCCACTTTCTTAAGGTAATCCACGCCAACATCTCGTGCACCGAACTTGTACATATTCTCAGCATTTATTTCCTCCAGAGACGGAACGTAGAAGTCAAAAAACCCTTTCCTCCGCAAAGCGTGTTTAAGGTCTTCCAACAGAACTCTGGCAAAGGGTGGTGACTGGAATGTGAGGAAAGGATAGAGGGAGAGCAAATTAGCCCTCAAAGCCTCCTTCGCACTTGTTCCTTTTTTGATCCAATTCAACATATCGATAATCGAACTCTGCTCCAATACCGGAATGACACACGATGTCCAGGGAAGCTTAGCAGTCTTTCGTTTCAAAAATGAGCAAGTATCAATTGTTTGCGACTCGAAAGGTATATCCAATTTGTCCGCCCTCGTAACTTTCAATCCCAGTTCAGATAAAACCGAGGCGATAGCATTCATTTCAAAAAATTCGGCAGCACTCTCGGTGACAGTTCCTATAAAATCATCTCCCAGAATTTTAAGCCTCACATGAGAAGAAAAGGCCAGAGAGTTTTGCATAGGAAGTGGAGCAAGCATCATCCACGCATAATACTGGTAGAGGAAGCCTACCATTGTATTAACTGCGGCGGTGAGGTAATGCCCACTAGGCATACCATGGTCTAGCTCGAAAACCGCATCATGGGCTATGACTCGCGCATGCATCATTTCCAAGAACATAACACTTCGAGCCCGAGCCCATTCCTGTCCATCATCGTACCACTGATTTATGACCTCACAACACACAGCCATAGCCTCACTGGATTCCTGCCCGTCATATTGCTGGTAATCACCCTCTATAATGTGCGAGCCCATGGCAAAAAGATATTTAAACATGGTATCCCATTCAGGACTTTCAGGATCTATTCCAATCGCAGAAAAAGAATCACTGCGGGCGTTAACCATATTTGCCATAAAGGCTCCGGTCAGTCTTTTGACCGCCAAGAGATATGAGATTTCGCCCACCATAAATGAGCGGACGGAACCTGACTTGACTTTGGCTGCTTTTAATTTCTCATCCTTAAGAGTGGCAGTCCAAAAGTGATCAACTCTGCATCCATTTCTCCAATTGAGAATGTAATTGTCCACTGCAGCAACCAAGTCCTCCCGGGGATACAATCTTTCATTCACTTCTGTGAATAGATGGAAGCGCCCTTTCGAACCCTCTTCTTTCCAACCATACCCAGGAGCCGTTGCAAGATTTACACGTCTCAGATTGTCATCTCCTTGAACTCCATTGACTGCAATATCTAAAGAGAGAACTCCCATAGATTTATACTTGGCTCTGTCTCTGAGTTCATGGAGCAGATACGGCACTGCTTGTTCAAAATACGGAACATACACGGGACCCGTTACCTGAGTATATTTCTCAAGTGAATCACGAAGCAGCATCTTTCCCGGTGTATCAAGCCTAGGATCAGCAGGATGCAAAGGAGCTGGTTCCTTCACATGGCGGATTACTTCATCAAATATTGGAGATTCAACAAACTGAGTTTTGTGGGGCAATCGCTGTGCTTTGCTTTTAGGCAAAACACCGATCACGTCAAGATTACCTCTCGGCATAAACGCGCTGGGACGGTTTGTCACAATGGAGCTCATTTGGCTTGCCCCTTCGCGGTACGTTGTACTCATGTTAAAGCGCTTCTCCACCATATCCATATCCTCCCTAGTAATCGGTTCGGCAAGACCCAGTTTTTGCTTACGCACAAATACTGTATGGAAACCCAATATCTTAGGTTCCGGCCGATCTGCTATCACGACTGCTCCGCAATCTCCAGGCATTGTGGTTATTCCCGGGTATTCCAAGCCCCTGATATTCACAAACTCCACTGTAGGATGTTGCGGGTGAGGATCGTGAGGAGAACTATACTTCGTAGCCACACAGGCCACATTAATTGAACCCAGGACGGTTATTAGCTGCCCTTCCTCCGTTGGTTTTGAAAGAACTCCCCTTTCATTTACAATGTCCATCAGTTCCTTTTCAGAATAAAGGTGATTCTTTATACTCGAAACCTGAAAAACCTTTGCAGGCAGTAAATACGCAGCTAAATCTCTGACAAAACCATTGAGATCTTTGCTGGGAAATTCAAAATAATCCTTTTGCGAGAATACAATTGGTTTTTCCTTTCCTTTTTGGTAGACACGAAATGTGCTTCCTTCCGGCAACCTATGACCAGAGGGATAAAAGAAGTGTTTGGGGACAAGCATTAACCGGTCAACCACCAATAAACCAGCCATTCGGGAATTGACCAACTCCCCTGTAGGGCTTGTGGAAGTATGTTCAATTACCAATTGATTCCTCTCCAGCCGCGTAATATACTGCTGTAGAGGACTTATCATTCGTTCCACCTGAGCCACTCCCGTTCTCCTGGTAAGCACGTTTGCTCTCATTATTTTACGAACAACTGGTTCACCTCCATAACCATTGGCTGCGTTAGCTTCACCGTTTCGGGAAAATGTCCAAAGTTCGGATTCACCTTCAGCTATTTCATCCTCTTCTTCATTCTTGTCTTTTCCCTTTCGCAAGAATTTTAAAAGGGGATACAACACTGAAAAAACGACCACAGTAAGCGATACACCTGCCAAAATTGGCTTTATCCAAGGATGTTTTGAGAAGAATTCATCAGCAGCAAGTGTAAGACTCTTTACAGTGGCTTTCAAAAGATCCGTGTAACCCATAGGGGAAAATTTTTCTTCTGATACTCTTATCCACTTTCCCCGAGTATCGTAATTGGACCTATATCTGAAGTAGTGCATCGAGACATCCTTTATTTCCTGAAGTTCTCCCCAGGAGCGTTTGAAAATAACCTTCGTAACAAGAGATTGTTCAATCATTGCACTACGCAACGCTGAGTCACCCATTATTTCACAAGGATCAACGACTACTTGCTCCATTTGTTGTAAAGCTTCAAATGGACGCAACATTGGTCTAGATGCTGAATACATCTGAGCTTCCCCGACTCTTGGGTCTTCCGCCGCTCTCCGAGCCAATTCCATTTCAGCTTCCGCTTCTTCCGCAAGTTCGAATTCCACTTCATCATGAAAGTCCCTAAAGAAATCTTCCTTCTCTATCCTACCTATTCTAACACGGTGATCTTTATACCGCTGCCGTGTAATACGAAAGAAATCCACAACACTCAACTTTTCACTAAGCGGGGTAGGATTTTCCACATCCGCCCTAATGAGAGTTACATTGAGGTGTTGGAACCTTCGCAAAACCTCCATAGCCACTCCATCCCTCAGCAAACCGGTATCTGTAGCATACTCAGGCTTTAGTTCCACCAAAGCTACTATGTCCCTGCGCCGATTCAGTGCCATAGGATCGGACACAAGAGAGGATCGCACCCACGTAGCATTTGAGCAAGCTACAACGAGTTCTGAAGTAAAATACGTCCCTTTCACCCCTACGGAGGAATCATCTACTGATGCCATGGCAGGCATAAATGTAGCGGAACTCTTCATAGCCATGAGCTCAGACTGTTCCACGCCATCCAAACGTTGACCAAATTCGTCGTAAATCACAGCCATTTGCCCAGTATACCTATCCCAAAAATCAGACCCAGGACAACGAGTATACAGGCGAGAGGCCTCGCTAACACATTTCAAACCATCTTTCTCTAGAAAGGCTGGAGTGACATCTATTTCAGGCGCCTTCCCATTGAGTGCCAGCCCAGCTGCTACGCCTGGACCTGGAAGTTCTTCCTCTAGCGAGGGAACTAAACATTTCACTAACTGGCCCGCTAACAAAGATTTTCCAATTTTGGATTTACCAACCATGAAGACCACAAAAGGTTCCATGCGTTTTCCATTGCAACCAGCAGCGGAAAGGTACCCTGAATTTATAACTTCCATCTTTCCCAACGCTCCCGCTAGGAGACTATAAAGCCCAGGAGCTTCTCTAGCCACTGTTGCCAAAAGGGCATGAGCTTTGCGCATTTCTTCCAACATCCTCACGAACTCCCTGTAGAGCCCCGAGTCATGCTGCATACGCATTTGAAAATTTCGTTGCATAAAGATCTGCGCTTCCTGGATCAAACTAGGAATCTTCATCTCATTATATTGTTCCACGAATCCACTAGAAGGGCACAAAACTGCCACCCATTCCTGGAAAACCAGCG